AAAAAGGCATTCCGTCGTGCAGCATAAATTATTAATTCGGAGGATCGGGGTTCACCCTAAACTGTTGGTCTGTAAGCAGACTCAGTACTTCCTTGCGATTAATAATCAGTGGCTGCGAACTTTCGTTCTACTAAATAACCTGTTCTCGAATTCCCTTGGGAGGCCGAGAGTCATGAAAATACCGGAGACAATGTTTCAGCAACCGAAACTTTCGGTTTAGAAACAATGTCAAACCTCATTCATCAATGTTCTACTTTATCTAAGATAAGTATAGCATCTTGTAATGAGATTCTCGGGTATTTCGCATGGTCATAAGCGATTTTCTCAACTCATTCAACTAATTCATAAGTATCAAACTTATCATTATTAATGATTAAGTTTGTAACTCAACCATCAAGTTGAGCTGAACTTACATTTAGTTGTTTTGAGGAGAGAAGATCACGGTTCTTCACTAAGCAGCCACCAAGAGCTCCAGATTCGGTTAATTCATCATATGAATTTTCCAATTCTTTAGCTCTTTGTAGCGCTTTTAGAAGAACTGACGCAGTAACGTCAGACTCTAGTTCATCTCAAACTTCAGTCCTTGTTTCCAAGTCTGAAAGTTCGAAAGTATCTAGTTTCTCGACTTTACTGTTTAACAATTCCTTCTGGGCGGTTATGATCGTTTTCAAAGGTAATGAAAACTCTGACTCATTAAAGTCAAAGCAATCATCCTTTGGATCGATCATCACTGTCATTAAGGCTTTCAGCGAAATCTTTTCTGATTTGAAAAGAGTTCCTAATAGAGCCAATGAAGGTAACATCACAGACTTTTTGTCTGTTTTGTAAAACCGTCCTAGAAGTGTTGATAAAATGGTATTAGTTCTAATTAGACCTAGATTAGCAAAATATAAAATATTTGCTATTCTTGATCCAATCGATGTCGCGGAAATCAATTGTTTAATTGACAACCCCGACACATTCGAACCTTGTACCACCGTCCGTTTCGCAAATTCAAAAACTGGTTTATTTGGAGAAGATATAGATTTAGAGAGGTTAATCTCTAATCCAATCTTCTTCATCAATTCCAGATATGATTTTGCTACATCGTGATCGAAGATAACTAAGTCATCACCGAGAATTTCATAATTCTCATATCATCCCAAAGTCTTGTTCGTCAAAGATGAACAATGCTGAAGGAGATAGTGATGAGTCAAAGCTAACATCGCTCATGACGATAAAGCACCCATGGGTTGCCCTACAGTATACCTTACAGATTTCTCTGTAATGTTATACGTACTTGCATTCTTCGGAAGAAAGTAATCCCTCATAACCAAAAGACCAGCTCAGTCATTTCCAACCTTTTTAGGAAGGATCCGATCTAAGATGGCCGATTGATATATGATGGGAAGACGATCAGTAGCTGAGCTTAAATCAAATGAATAAGCACAACCGCTAATCGCTGCTTTCTCTGAAGATCGACGAACAGATTCATCTTGGTTAAAAGTCCCGTCATTTGGAATTAAACGCAATAAAGCGAATAACGTCAGATGAAGAGGTTTTAACAAAGATTGAGTCCATACGTCGACTAATGCAAATACTCGAAGTTTCCCCGCAGCCTCTTCCTTAAAAGCTAATTGACCTAGGGGGCTAACCATCGAAACCTTACGGTTTAAATGATTAGTTCCAAGTAAATCAGCTAAAGCAAGAGCCTGCTTATAAATTCCATAAAATTTTACTGCTTTTATTGAAGCAATATAATTATTAAAGAATTTATAAACCTCTGAATCTCGTAACGCGACAGAGTCATTTAAAAGACCATGTCACGAAACTCGATTTGAAGGAGAGGAACTTTGAATAAAGGCAACATTATCTGGACATAAATTGATTTTGTCCTTTCAGGAATCATAATTCTTTAAACGAGAAAAATAATTCCCTCTAGGAGCATCATCAATATAGTCTAGTAATTCCCACGAGTAAGCTTTATCACCTGTATATTCTCCTGTAATAGATTGCAATTTCGGAACAAAATCCGATTTTAACACTCTATACAGACTAAAACAACTCAATCAAAATTGAATTGTTTTGGTATGCCCTCGTTGTATTTTTCGTCTATCTTTCTTGTTAATACAAGAAGGAAGACCAGAATACAATCTAGGCAAGGGAATATTAGGTTCTAAGCCTCGGAGAGATTCGAGGCAATCCCCACCTAAGTATTTTTGAAGAGCAACATGATTTGCCTTTAATCACTTTACAGTGACCAAGGAACCATGATGCTTATCAATCTTACTTATGTAGAGGATTAGGTTATGTAGAACTTTAGCTCTTGACGGGACAGATGATGGAGTTCCATATGAAAGCAATACTATTGCTCTCACATGAAGCTTCACCACTTTCCACAAACGTGGAACAGTGAACATCTTCTCTTTAACAACTCCGAACGTTCCTAAACTTTTTAACATCGCCATAAAGGAATTCATTTTAATGTTTTTCTTCATGGTTTTTGTTTAAAGTTTAGATCGTCTGGTTATCCTTCTGCCCAGTTAATCCTTGAAATCAAAAATTTCAATGTTAACTGAGGTTACGAAGGAGAGCAGACACGATCAGAAGCGGATGAAGATCAGACTGCGCGGTTCCTATTTACATAGGGACGCCAGTTCATGATCTGGTCAAGGCGAAATCGATAAGATCGATCTAGTTCTAATGAACTACTGAGCCATTCTTCAATACTTCTAGTACAAAACTGAAAGGGATAAAACCCTTTCAGGGTTGGGTTCGATGTAAAAAGTCGG